GTCGTCCCGGTGGCTCCCGTTGGTCCTGTTTGCCCGATGGGCCCCGTAGCTCCTGTAGGACCGACAAGGCCACTAGGGCCTGTAGGGCCGCTATGCCCCGATGCACCATCAGAACCGACTGGACCCTTATCACCAGTATTTCCAATTAACCCCCTAGGACCACTAGGGCCACTAGGACCAGTAGGGCCACTAGGACCCGGAGGCCCACCAGGAGTACCTGAAGGACCTGTTGGGCCTGAAGGGCCACTTTCACCAACCAAACCGTCACTACCAGGTAGCCCTATCCGTCCATGTGGGCCACTAGGACCAGCCGGACCAGGTATTCCTGGGGAACCAGGGAAGCCCCTAGGACCGGGGGGGCCACTAGGGCCGGGACGACCGCTAGGGCCAGGAGTGCCAGGTAAATAAGGTGAATATGCCGTGTTTCTACCCCTGCGCTTCTTGGGCGCTTCTAAAAGGTCTTTCTTCAGCAAGAGGCGCAACACTGCGCCCGAGCTTGAGTATATTCTGGGCTGCGTTAATGTCGCGGTCGTGGACAACTCCGCAGTCAGAACAAACCCATTCTCTTATTCCAAGGCCTGCGATACCTTTCGGCCTCGACTCAGGGCGTAGCCCACAAGCCGAACAGGTCTGGGTAGTAAATCTTTCGTCGACTTCTAAGTAAGATGCTGAGTGCCTACTGGCTTTATAATTCAACATCGACCTGAATGTGGTCCAGCCCGCGTCTAAGACGCTCTTGGCCATCTTAGTCTTGGCTAACTGGGACGCACTCACGTTGCCGACTACTATTAAACAATTGTTTTTGATAAGTTTGTTTGACTCCTTGTGTAGGTAATCCTTCCTTACATTTTTAATCTTATCGTGTAAAACCTTAACCCTCTTTTTGTTATTGGCTCGTTGAGCTATTCCAAGTTTTTCCTCTAACTTACGGTAACTCCTGGGGTTTTCTATCTTTTGCCCATTACTTAAAGTAGCTAAGGTTTTGAGTCCTAAGTCGATGCCTACCTTACCTTGACCGTGTTCTTGGTCTTTTTCTACCTCAACTTGGAAGCAAACATACCAACGACCTCTGGAGTCTTCCACAAAACAACCGCCCTTAGCTCCTTCGGGAATTGGGCGGCGTTTTGTTCCAAAAACCTTGTAGGTTCTACCCAGATAAGTTATTGAATTTCCAGTAATTTGCCTAGATTGCTTAAGAAAAGGTATCCAACCCAGAGACTTCTTGGGACTAGAAGACCTACGGAACCTTGGGTTCTTTTTGTGCTGGTCTCTGGACTTTACAAATTGTTCGCAAGTACCATAAATAGATTGGCCATGAACCCCAAGGTCCTTAGAGGTGTTCCCGGTAAGCTTCTGGAAGTCGTACTGACTTGGCCAATTCCTTGCTAAACCAAACTTCCAATCTTGCTGGATTTTTCTTTGGGTACTTACCAAATAATTCCAAACTTGATTTATGGCAAATACATGCCTACGTAAGGCCCTTAAACCTTGATTAGATTTGATGCGATATTTGTAGGTGAGAAACATCCTATCCTAACACCCCAAAGATTGAGTTAGGCTACCAATTTTTAACCTCTCTGAGCTTTAAGGACGTCGTACCCATGCGTTATATAAGTGATTTTACCCGATGCATCAAATCCGTATCCGGGGAGTACAGTAATTAATGAACACCTACAATGTGGGTGTTGACCCGACATGCAGGGAATTTCACTACCTCTCTTTGAATATCCAGCGCTAACTTCGCTCAATTTATAAACACGAGGAGTGATTCCGTCAGGCAGTAGATGTACTTTCTTGCATGATGCACAAAGTAAAGAATCCCTTATTGGAATGAACGCCACTATAGGGTCACTCACGCCCACCAAAGTATTGGTTTTAGTAATTGCATCTAGCGTGCCAACGTTTCTAGTCCTGGTAGCTTCTGTTGCCGCAATTCTTTTAACATCGGCCGTCACCTTTTTCATAACTTCCGCTAGCTCACCCCCTAAAACAACTTGGGGGTCAACCTTACGGCCATGCAACTCCGCATCGGTAATAAATGACTTGACTGCATTAATTAATTGGGCCTTAGCCTTGGCTTTAGTAGCGTCCAAATAAGACTCTGTTGTAGATACTAGATGCTCTCTTAAATCGTCGCGTGGCTGCGCCCCCTCAGCCAGGCTCGACGAATCGAATAGCCCTGGTATGGAGAGACCATGCCGGTGCCCAAGGGGCTCTGTCGTCACCCTAATCATTAACTGCTTAGGGCCATACTGGCGCCCCAAAAGACGCGCTTTGGCCCTATTGAAAAGATGATCGACGGCCCTCCCAATCGTAGCTATGGCCGTTTTACCCAATAAATAACGCATTAGGGCTTAGTTTTTAGGGGCTGGTGAAATTCGGCCACTTCTAAAATGGCTTTAACAGCTTCGTCAGCGTCGCCCATAAACCCTTTGACAAAATAATCGACGGTTTTTTCTTGTTGCGCAATGAGTCGTCTTTTGTCAGGTGGCAGCTGAGCTTCATTCTTCCGCAGTAAATCAAAAGCTTGGTCAACAGACCTAGCTAATTCAGTACCCTGGCCACCCTGAGGACTCTGGCCATTAGGAGCCTGGGGGCCTCCAGGTTGTTGAGAGTTGGAGTCTTGACTCGGCTGGCCATCAGATTGGTCTTGACCCTGACTCGGTTGCCCAGGTTGCCCTTGCTGTGGTTGGACTTGCTGTGACTGGACTTGCTGTGACTGGGCTTGCTGTTGCTTGGCCATTTCCATTTGCTGTTGCATTTGGTACCACTGGAAAAACATCGGGTCCCTTCGGTAAGCTAACGCAGGGTCTTTAGAGGCTCCCTGAATACCACAAAACTTCTCTAGTATCTGGCCAACAGTAAAATACTGGTCTAGATATGACTTGTAGATTTGGTTTAATGGTAACGTCCCGCCCCATTCTTGCGTCATTGGCTTCTTCTCAACGCGCTCTAGGACGTCATCAAATGTCATCCAAATCTGCATGTCTTGTTGAGTTCTAACAGCTTCCTTTTCGGCGTTGTCTGTTTCTAACCCAACAAACTTGAACTGGCACTTATCAACCAAATTGGGAGCAATTAAAGGTAACAAGTGTGTGTTAATGAAATCTTCGAAACCGGCTAACAGCGGCCTAATACCAACATCACGCGCTGCCTCAAGCTTGAATTCGGGATTAGAATTGTGAGTTATTACGCCATCAACGACGAAAGCGTGAACGTCGTCAAACATTTCAACATCGAACATTTCGATATCTTTGCCCAAATCACAAACTGCGATCACTGGCTCGATATTATAATCATCAAACCAAGGCGGGGCCATAACCCCACTTTCACTCATTATTCTTCTCAGAAATTGATAAGAAACAGTTTTCTTTCCATTAAGAATAGACACCGTTGCGTCTCTAACTCCTTTCGTAAGTTCCTTAAAACCCGGAGTAGATAAACAGGGAGCTAGGCACTTTTTTACAACAGCAAAAGACGGTTTATCGTTACTCCAACTTTCGACCGTCTTGTCCGGTTGTTTCCAAGACTGAATAAAACCGACTTGATTCCAAAAAGCTTCTCGATCTTTAATGAAAAGTTTGTGACTAAATCTTTTCCCACCAAAACCATCGCGGGCATACCCCTTGGCTGGTAATGTTCGAATTCCTAATCCAATTAGCAATTGGCGGACCTGGTCTCTAAGGATATCGTTTTGAATAGTAAGGGCGACACTTCCTCTATCGTTCAATTTTCCGCCATCAGCAGAAAACAAGCCACGCAAAAACGCTTGTCTATAAGGAACAGGCAAAACGTGGAGCTTTGCCGGGATTACTTTACCATTAATTCCTCTACTTGATGGCTGAAAGCCGAAATCTATTAACCAACGATAAAAATCGGTGTCGTAAACCGTATTCCGGATTCTGTTTGGAGCGATTGACTTACAGCCATATTGAACGGCTTTCTCTTCCCTTTCTTCTTCAGTTAGAAACTTTTCCTCGTGGTGGACCTTAAGTCCCCAATTAGAAAGGATCTTTTCTTGTTTCTCCCAAATATCCCTCTCTTTATCTTGATGATAAAACAAGTGGATTTTAGCCCCAACCCGTTCTCTTTCCGCAACCAAACAACCGTCGCCAGTTAACCACCCCAAAGTTTCCATTACTTCCAAAGTAAGCTTTCTTCCTCTAAAAGAAGGAACCAGTTTCTCATTTCCGACCACAGGCTTTCGGCTTACAAGAACACCATCGCCAACCAGCAATTCCGATTGATGCTTCCAATCTAATTCGCCACATTCATTAATAACTCTGAACCTGTGGTCAGGGGAGGTTTGGAGCTTTACTCCACAAGCCAACTCGGTCTCTACCAAACGCTTCATCCCGGACTTGAAAGCCCGACCTTCGCCCCACCTGTCGCCACTCCAAAAGAGTCCAGCCCGTTCTCTTTTGTCTCCTACAAAGTGCCCAATTTCTAATAGACCGTATTCAGTAATGATTCTAGACGTAGGAGAAATACATTCTGACAAAGCCTGTGAATTAGTCCCTCTGGAAAGGTAAGACCAACCCGGTAATTCCTCAGGAGACATTAAGAAAGCTGTAAGAATTTCACGACAATTCATATCAGAAAGGAACTGGTATTCCATGTCCCTGCCCGCTCCAGTATCTAATGACTGCCACTGAATCTCTTCGTCTACCCCACAACCAAAGCACGGCATCCTAAAAGAATTTTGAACGTTGTTAATAGAAGCATTGAAATTCTGTTTAATGGCATGTAGGGTTTGTGGCGTAGCATCGTCAGACTTAATGACCAACATCCCTTTAGAGGCCCTTCCATTTTGGAACCACAGCTTGTTAAGGGTTGTGATGTTTATATGGGTAGTTACAGCGGAAATTACGGTATCGAGGGGGGTCACAGGAAATCCAGCGATCTCAACGTCCGGGACTGCAAAGAAGTTGTAAACCAGCATTTCGTCACGTGTAAACACTTCTTTTGGAGTCGTATCTACAACTTGAACCCAGGAATACTCTTGATTATCAAATTTCTCTCGAATTAGTTTTTGTCCCGTTACTCGACAAAGTAGGTTATACGCTTCGTCACGGATGGATTGCAATGCTGATTGATTATGTGTGGCTGGGTAAATTGTACCTGAATCGGTTGCGACAAAGTGGTGGAAAACTGGCTTGTCCGAGCCGTCGAGGTTTTGGGCCCAAACAATTTCGGTTGCTATCCTTCCACAAACAATAGCCGACCTAGTCGAAAGTGAAAGGTACTCGGCGAAAGTAGCTTGATGTTCATCAACGATTCCTTTGGTGTTGCCACAAGTAGAAAACAGGT